CTAGGCCAATTTCAACACATTTCCAACACGCGGCTTCGAGAGTGCCTCGGTGCGCGCCACGTCCATGGCGTCGGCAACCACGTCGAGACGGTCGCCGAAAAGATGCCCGTAGAGGTCGAGTGTCATCGTTGCGCTCTTATGCCCGAGCATCGTCTGCACGACCTTCACGTCCGCGCCTGAGGCGATGGCCAGACTCGCCGCCGAATGGCGGAGCTCGTGCGGCGTGAAGCCCTCCAGCCCCATGGCGGTGGAGGCAGCGGTCAGCGACCGCCGCTGGAACGCCTGCGAGCGCATCGGCGCTCCCCGCTCCCCCGTGAACACCAGATCGTCGGGACCCTTGCCATCAACGAGCCTCGACAGATCGGCGGCGAGGAATCTGGGCATCGGCACTTCGCGGCGCTCGTGGCCCTTCGTCGGGCCGAACGTCATGACCCCCTTCACCGGGGTGACAGACTCGGCGATCACGATGCGCCGGCGGAGGAAATCGAGCCGCTTCACCCGAAGCGCGGCCATCTCGCCCCATCGAAGGCCGGTGTAGGCAAGGAACGTGACGATCAGCCCATCGCCGGGCCCGCACCGCTTCGCCAGCTCGGCTACTTGCTCGTGGCTGAGGAACGGCTTCTCCGTCGACTCGACCCGGGGCAGGCTCACCCCGGAGGCAGGATTCACCGCCAAGCGTCCGTCCTTGACCGCGAAGTCCATCGCTTGCGACAGGACACGGTGGACCTTCCGCACAGACGCGGGAGCGAGATCGAGGCCAGCGAGCCACGTCTGCACATCCGCGTGCCTGACGTCCTTGAGCTTCACCGTCGACCACCTCGGCCGAATCTGGGCGGAAAGGATGCCCTCGTAGCGCTCTCGCGTCTTTGGCCCGATGTTGGTCTTCGCCGCAAGCCACTTGTCGCACCAGTCGGCGACGCTCACTTCCTGCCGGGCGGGATCGACGAACGCCCCGGTCATCTTCGACGACTCGATGCTGGTCACGAATCGATCCGCGTCGCGCCGGAGCTTGAACGTCTTCTGCCGCGAGGCCCTCTCAGGAGTCCGGTAGCGCACGACGTAGACCGTTTTCCCAGTCCGGTCGCTGACTCGCCGTTCGACGGTGGCCATCTCAGAATGGGGGCTCGTCGTATGCGGCGCTGGCGGTATGGCTGGAGTCGCTGCGATACCTCATCTCAGCCTCATGCGCTTCGTCGCTCGCCGTCCGCTCGACGTCGTCCATGAGCTTGTCCCGGAAGTCCTCCGCGAGCCGGACGCCTGGCTCGCGGAGGTACTCAGCCAGCGTCCGGCGGGCATCCTCGTATTCCACCGTTGCCCGAGCCAGCCCTTTCCTGGCGTCCCGGAATGCGCCATACACCCGTTGCCAGTCCAGGTAACTCTCGAACTTCTCAGGGCCGGACGACATAGTGTCCAAGCTGACACTGAACACTTTGGCAATGGCGCGAGCCTCGGGCAGTCGAACATCACGCTCGCCCTTCTCGATCCGGCTGACGGTCGACTGGTTGAGGGTCTCGACGCCCAGAAGCTCCAGATGGTCGACCAGCACCGCTTGAGACCACCCCCGCGCCTCGCGTGCAGCCTTCATGTTTCGGACGAAGTTGGCGTCTGCATCATTTAGCGATTCACTCACGCATTCAATCATGGGCAACGTTGCGTCGTCGTGTCAACCATAGTCGCGAATCTTCGACTTGACTCATAACCCATTTGCAGTTTCGGTGTGTTAGCTTTCGTACATCACATAGTCATGCAATACTGCATGTACCAACAAGTCACTAGGAGGAGACGTGGCCGCGAAACTGCTGACTACGCCGGAGGTCGCCGAGCAAATCCGGGTGCCCGAGGCGACGTTGCGCTACTGGCGCCACATGGGCCTTGGGCCCCGAAGCGCGAAGCTTGGCCGCCGGGTCGTATACCGCGAGGACGACGTGCTCGCATGGCTCGATGCCAAGTTCGAAGGGGACGCGGCTTGACCCAAGCGGTTATCCCTCCGCGCTGGATCGCGGAGGGCACGGACAGGCGCGCCCTCGAGCAGGCGCTGCAGCGGCTGGCCCCTTACTCGAGCCGATCGCAGGCGCGGAAGATGGCCGGCGCGGCGATCATCCGCTACGGCTCAGCCACACCCGAGGCCCTCGACTGGGCCGCAAGACAGCTGCGGGTGGTCGCCGCACTGCCCCAGCACCTACGCGGCTGCCGAAACGAGCGCGGCGGCTACTCAGACCCGACGGCGTACGACGCCATCCGCAACGTGGAGATCACAACTTAATTAGGAGCTCGTTGATGGAGAGATACGACACCGGCCCAGCGCCGTCCCGTGACGTGGTGAACGCGCTGATCAACCTGCCGGACCTGGTGCAGACGATGGCGCTCGCGGTGATCGTGGACGCGTTCCGCGAAGCGCTGCCCGCCTACTGGTGCCGCCGAGCCGCCGAGCTGGAGACCGTGGGCACGCCGTGGGCCGACGAGGCCGCCGAGCAGTGCCGGGCCCACGCCTGGCTCATCGCCAACTTCGGCCTGCCCGACGGCCTGATCGACGAACTCGATGCTGCCGTCCTTGGGGAGGCCGCATGATCGAGAAGGTGCCCGAAGAGCCGAACCTGCTAGCGGGTCTGCGGACGGGTGCGTGGCTCGACGAGCAGGTCTTCCCTGAGCTCACGTGGATCGTGCCCGGGCTCGTGCCCGAGGGCATGACGCTGCTAGTTGGGGGCCCGAAGATCGGGAAATCCTGGCTGAGTTTCGACATCGCGTTGGCAGCGGCCACAGGCGGCCGGGCGGTCGGCTGCATCCCGGTGTCGTGGCGGCCCGTGCTGCTGCTGGCACTCGAAGACGGCGACCGGCGATTGCAGTCCCGGGCCCGCAAGCTGCTTGGCGGCGAGCCGATCCCGGCAGCGCTGAACTACATGACGCGGGTTGTGCCCGGAACCGTGCAGCCGACGATATCGGCGTGGCTCGACTCACTGCCAGAGCGGCTCCCCCGGCCGCTGGTGATCCTTGACACGCTGGGGAAAATCTTGCCGCCTGCACGGCCCGGCGAATCCGACTACATGCGCGACTACCGGGTCGCCGGGGCGTTGAAGTCGATTGCTGACGCCCGGCCTGGCATGGCCATGCTCGTGCTCCACCATGACCGCAAGGCCGCGTCCGACGACTTCGTGAACACGGTCTCCGGCACCAACGGAATCGCCGGGGCTGCCGACACCATCGTTGTGCTGAACCGAAGACGCAACGAGGCGTCGGGAAAGTTCCTCGTGACCGGCCGCGACGTGACCGAGGCCGAATACGCCGTGAGCATGGACGGCTGCCGCTGGCACCTGGCGGGCGGCTCCCTGGACGCTGCCGCGAAGCTTGCGGCGGACGCTGAAGCGACCCAGGGCTTGGGCGACGACACAACGCGCATCCTCACTCTTGTCGCGACCCGGCCCGATGGTGTGCGGGCGGCTGACGTGGTAGATGCTCTGGGGTTCACCACCGAAAAGGCCCGGCAGTACCTAAAGCGCTTGTACGACTCGGGGCGCATTGCTCGTAGGGCAACGGGGCTGTATGTGCCCTCCCCTGTGGGGGGTGTCACACCTGTCACGGGTGTCACGTTTACCACGGGAGCACCCCCAGACGTGACAGGCGTGACAGGTGTGACACCCCCACAGAAGCGCTGCACCGTCTGCGGGTTCCCCATGGTCGACCTCGGTGACGGCGCTACGACTCATCCAGCATGCGATCAAGGAGGCGCAGCGTGACGCTCAAGCCATGCCTGACCTGCGGGGCCCTGACCGAGGGCGCCCGCTGCCAGCTGCACACCGACACCAGTCGCCCATCGAGGGCGCGCGGGTACGACACGCGCTGGGACAAGCTGAGCCGGAGGGCTCGCCAGCTGCAGCCATGGTGCACGGACTGCGGACGTACAGATGACCTCCAGCTCGACCACCTGCCTGGCGCGTGGGAGCGGGTCGCCGCCCACCTGCCCTTGCGGCTCGGTGCCGACGTTGAGGTCGTCTGCGGACCCTGCAACCGGGCACGCGGAGCCGCTCGTGGAGACCAACCCAGGGGGGTAGGGGTAAAGCCCCTTGCCCGGGAGCCGCATTCCAGGGAAAGTTTCGGTCAGAATACCCCTAGGGGGTATATATGGCAGGCTTGAGGGCTGGCGCGAAGGCTCCTGTGACCGCCGAGCCGCTCGACTTCACGGGCTGGCCTCGTGATCGGGCGAAGCGGCGCATGAAATTCATCAACACGTTCGTGATCACTCCGAAAGGGGCTGGCGCACTGCAGCCGTTCCGCCTGCGGCCGTGGCAGAAGGAGATTGTGACCGGCGCGTTCGCACCCGGCGTGAGGACGGCTCTGGTCTCGTTGCCGCGAGCGAACGGGAAAACTGCCCTGGCCGCTGCACTGGCGGTGGCGGAGCTGTTCTGCGGGCCCCCATCGGCCGAGGTGCTCGTGGTGGCATCCGACCAACGGCAGGCCAACATCGCACTTTCGATGGCTCGGCGCATGGTTGAGCTGAACCCGGAGCTGGCCGCACGGTGCCAGATCTTCAAGGACAAGCTGGTCGTTCCGCACAACGACGCGACGATGATCGCCCTGCCGGCGGACCCTGCGGCACTGCACGGCTGGGACCCGTCGCTGCTGATCGTCGACGAGCTCCACGTGGTCACTGCCGAGGTCTGGGAAGCGGTGACCTCGGTTTCGGGCAAGCGTCCGGAGTCGCTGACGCTGGCCATATCCACCCCGGCCGCGACGCCGGATTCGATCATGTGGAGGCTGGTCGAGCACGGCCGCACAGAAGACGACCCGTCCTTCTACCTGCGGGAGTTCGCGGCGCCGGACGGGTGCGCGGTCGACGACCGGAAGGCGTGGACGGTCGCCAATCCGGCGCTGGGCGACTTCCTTGCAGCCGACGGCATGGCTGCGGTGCTGCGGACGATGCGGGAACCGGTGTTCCGGCAATTGCGGCTCGGGCAGTGGGTCACGGGCTCGGACGCTTGGCTGCCCTTCGGCGCGTGGGATGCCTGCGCCGACCGGGATCGTGGCGTACCTGCTGATGGTGAGCGGGTCGTCCTCGGGTTCGACGGGTCGGCGTCCGGTGACTCCACCGCGCTGGTCGGCTGCACCCTCGACGGCCACGTGTTCGTGGTCGGCGCGTGGGAGAACCCTGGCGATGCGCGCTGGAGGGTTCCGCGTGGTGACGTGTCGGAAGCGGTCGACGTGGCGTTCGGCAGGTGGGATGTGGTCGAGCTCGCATGTGACCCATGGGGCTGGCGTTCGGAGATCGAGAGCTGGGCGAAACGGTACGGCGAACGCCGGGTGATCGAGTGGCCGACCAATGTCGTGGGCCGCATGGCTCCGGCGACTGACCGCTTCTATCAGTCGGTGGCCGACCAGAGCATCACCCACGACGCCGATGCCCGCCTGGCCGCCCACATTGCCCATGCCGTGGCGAAGCGCACCCCCCAGGGCGACGTGATTACCAAAGACCGTGCCCACTCACCCCGGAAGATCGACCTTGCCGTGGCGGCCATCGTCGCCTTCGACCGGGCCGCCTTCCACAACCAGCGACGGCGCAGACGCGCCGCCTCGTTCTAGACCAGGAGACAACGTGCAACCACTCGAACAACTGCTCGCCCGGCTCGACGCCGGCGCTCCCCGCCGGGAGACCCTGAACCGCTACTATCGCGGCGACCAGCCCCTGGCGTTCCTGGCACCCGAGGCCCGTACGGCGATCGGGAACCGGTTCTCGCGCATGGCGGTGAACATCCCACGGGTCGCCGTGACGGCCCTGGCCGAACGCCTGCGGGTCACCGGCTTCACCATCGACGGCCAGTTCGCCTCCACCTTGTGGACCGACTGGCTGGCCAACGACCTTGACCAGCTCGCGCCAGTGGCGCACCGCGAAGCCCTGACCATCGGCGAGGCATTCGTGATCGTCTGGGCCGATGCCACCGGACGCCCGCTGGTCACCGTCGAATCAGCAGAACAAGTCGCGGTGCTGCGGGACCCAGCGACCAGGGCAGTGACGGCCGCTGTGAAGCGGTGGACCACCGGACCCCTCGATGCGCCGACGGGCACCGATGCTGTCCTGTACCTGCCTGACCGTATCGACCGCCTCCACTCAGACGCCGTCGGTGCCACATCAGGGTTCACCTTGGCCGAGTCGCTGCCCAATCCGCTCGGGGTGGTTCCGGTGGTCCCGCTGCGCAACTCCGACCGTCTGATGGGCCCTCCCGCCTCGGAACTCGACGACCTGATCCCGCTGGTCGACGCACAGAACAAGATCTTGAGCGACCTGATGGTCGCCTCGGAATACGCGGGCCGTCCCCGACGCTGGGCGACCGGCGTCGAACTGGAGGAGGACGAGGCTGGCAACCCGGTCAACCCGTATCCCGAGAACAACAGGATGATGTTGTCGGAGGCTCCCGACTCCCGATTCGGCCAGCTCGATGCCGCCGACCTGGCCAGCTACGAGTCGGCGGTGAAGGTGCTGACGAGCCAGATCATGGCGGTCTCCGCGCTGCCAGAGCACTACATCGGGGTCCTGTCGAATCAGCCCGCTTCGGCTGACGCGCTGCGGGCCGCTGAGGCCAGCCTGACCGCCCGCGCTGAAGCGCGGCAGGCCACGTTCGGACGCTCGTGGGAGCAGGTCGCCCGGCTCATGCACGCGGTGCGCACCGGAACCGACCCGGCAGCGCTGGACGTCCGTGTGAGCTGGGCCGACCCGTCGACAAGGAGCGTCGCCCAGGAGGCCGACGCCGTCGTCAAGCTGTACACCGCCGGACTGCTGCCCTCCACGTATGCACTGGCCCGGCTCGGCTACAGCACCGACGAAATAGAGGCCATACGGCAGGCCCGCCGCGCCGAGGCACTCGACCAGCTCGCCACGTCCCTGCCCGACCTGCTGAACCGGGGCACCAATGCCTGACCTGATCGACGACTACCAGCACGCGCTTGTCGACCTGACTGACCGGGCCGAGGATCGCATCTCCGATATCTACGCGGCGAACAGCGCCGGCACGCTGAGCGACGACGAGGCCGTTACCCTGCTCGCCGCGCTGGTCGATGCCACCGCCCGCCAAGCGGCAGGGCTCGCCGAGGTATCCGCCGGAGCGCTGCTGACCCGCCTGGCTGCCGCTGACACCCTGCCGCTTGGCATCGTGCCCCGCACCAGCACGTCGACCGTGGCGGCGCTCAGGGACGCCGTGGCCGCGCGCGAGGGCGTAACGACCCTGGCGAAGACCATGCGGGCGGCCGTGTACAACACCGCGTCGGACGCCTGGCAAGAGCACCTTCAAGCTCGTGCTCCGAAAGCCAAGTGGACCAGACGGCCGGAGGCCGGGACTAAGTGCCCGGTATGCACCGGCCTGGCGAACGGCCGCGAGCTACTCGTGACCACGCCCATGCACCGGCACACCGGGTGCCGTTGTGTCCAGCAACCGGTCTCCATGACCGGAGAGGAGAGAACCAATGAGTGAGAACACGAACACCGACGACGGCGAACTGGCCCCCCAGGAGCCGGATACCGAGCCCGACACCTTCCCGAGGGCTTACGTCGAACAGCTCCGGAAGGAGGCAGCCGAGGCCCGCGTGAAGGCCAAGCGGTCCGACGACCTTGCTAAGGAGCTGTTCGTCTCCCGGGTCGCCGCCACCGGCCGCCTGGCCGACCCCAACGACCTGCCCTTCGATGAAGCCATCCTCGACGACTGGTCGAAGCTCGACGCCGCCATTGACGAGCTGCTGGACGCCCACCCCCACTACGCCACCCGCACACCGCACGGAACCATCGGGCAGGGTGCGACAGCCGCAGACACCGGCACGGTGGACCTGGCCGCAATCCTGCGCGCCAACGCCTGACACAACGACACCCTTGGAGGAGAACGACATGATCACCAGCACTACCGAGATCGGGTACATGGCCGGAGCCGACGAAGTCGACGCCGAGTTGCAGGCCACCATCGCGGACCTGGCCGCCCGCAAGATCAGGATCGAGTCCGGGCCGATCTTCTGGACCGCCGGCGAGCGCACCTATGCAACATTCGTCGGGACCGACGAGCAGGACAAGAGCGTAGTCCACTTCCGCCGCTAACACCCATATACCCCCAGGGGTATATACTTGGGGGTGTCGGGTCTGGTATCCGGCACCCCCAACAGCTCGCGGCCCTGGCGGCCGGGCGATTCACCCGAATCCTCACCGCTAGGAGCATTCTCATGGCACTTTCCAGCCAGACCACCACCGCCGGCGCCGGGTCGACCGCCGCCGCCGAGCTGACCGCAGAGCAGGTGCAGCGCATCCTTGTCCAGCCGCTGCAGGAACGATCGGTGTTCCTGTCTGCGGGGCCCCGGATCTTCGACACCGCCGGGCCCCTGCGCATCCCGAAGAACGGCGACCTGATCGACTCGTCTCTGGCGTTCACGGGGGAGAACGAGGAGATCCCTGAAGCCGACATCGACTTCGATGAGGTGACCCTGCTGCCCTCGACCCTGGCGTCGGTCAAGGTCATCACGCGCTTCTCCAACGAACTGGCCCGCCAGTCGGTCGTCAGCCTCGACGCGGCCATCCGCGACCGGCTCGTCAACTCCGTCGCCGCAAAGCTCGACACGCAGTTCCTGTCAGCCGGAGGCGACGGAATCGAGACGCCCAAGGGGCTGTTCGCCTACTCCGGAGTCCAGACCGTGAACGCTGCCGGAGCCCTCGACCTCGACGTCCTGCTGGACGCATGGGGCCTGGCCTTGGCCGCCGGCGTCAACATGTCGAGCCTCAAGTGGATCATGCAGCCTGGCGACTTCGTTGAGCTCCGCAAGCTCAAGGAAGCCACTGGCTCGTCGAAGTACCTACTGACCCCCGACCCGACCGCCGACGGAGTGTTCCGGCTCTGGGGCTCCCAGGTCATCGTCTCGAACCGTGTGCCCGACGTGACCGTCTCCGAGGTCACCACCGGCCGGGCGGCACTGGTCGACTTCTCCCAGATCGCCGTCGCCCGCGACCTGGCCCCGTCGGTGAAGGTGCTGACCGAGCGGTACGCCGACTTCGACCAGCAAGCAATACGCGTGGTCGCCCGCTACGACGCCGCGCCGCTCAACCCCGAGGCGATCGTGACTATCACCGGGATCACCAGGTCCTGATCATCGTGAGCTTCGACAAGACCGTCCCGACCGGGCAGGACGTGGCGAGCTTTCTCGACCAGGGCACCGACACCACGCTGGTTGCCCTGGCCACCCGCCACGTCCAGCTCGTAACCGACCTCGTACGCGGCTACACCCGCAACCGGGGCTTCGACGATGAGTTAGGGTTCGTGGCCCCGGAGATCGCCGCAGTGATCACCACGGCCACCGCCCGGCTGGTCACCAACCCGGCCCAGAACGTCCGCGAGCAGGTCGGCGACTACTCGGTCGTCAGCACGCCGTTCCTCGGCTTCACGCTGGCTGAGCAGCAAGCACTCAACCGCTGGAGGAAGCGAGCGTCATGAGACCACAGTCGAACGTCCTGCGCCGCAAGTTCCGCATGTCGATGACACTCACGGCACGCCTCCAGCTCAAGGACGGCGAGCTGTACGACCCGGTGACGAACATGATCACGCCGAACTGGGTCACCCTCTACGAGGGCCCGGCTTGGCTCAAGTCGCTCGACAGGTTCGAGCAAGCCGTCTCCGCCGGGCAACCGCTCACCGTCTCCAACTTCGAGTTGCGGCTGCCCATGGATACCTCGATCCCGGCCGGCGAGCTCCGCGCCATCATCACCAGCGCACCCGGAGATCCGGCGCTGCCCGGGGTGGAACTGTCCGTCGTCGGTGCAGTGCTCGACGACTGGGGTGTCGCCCGTCGGCTCCCCTGCGTCCGGGTCACCTAACCCCAACACGTGTGCGAGTCAACGCGTTTCGTTACTTCCGCGCGAAGGCGGTCCTTCTCTCTCCAACCGACCTGCTCGCACCGACCGAGGCCCCCCGCGTCCAATGCTCGGGAGCGCGGGGGGTCTCACTTTTCAACACGGTTTGAACACAGGATTTTCGAAACTTGCAAATTCTGGCCAACTTGACCAACCACTCATATGCCACTTGACTAGCGCCCCCACCACTAGCAAACGTGGCCAACGCCCCACGGCTAGCCCTTTCAAGGCGGCAGCGCCGGTTCGAATCCGGTTGGGGATACCAG